ATTGTACCTGTCAACTATTCTTTTAATACACGATTTGGCCCTATTTAACTCTCTTCCGATAGTTGCAAACGATTTTCCTTGTTGTCTCATCATAACAGCCTTGATTCTGTCCTCAACGGTAACTGATGGACGTTAATTGTATTCAGAAGACATTTTTTCAATAAAATTCCCATGTAAAGTGTATTTTAGTTTGCCAATCAGAGAATAATAGCTCGTTCGAAAGAAATTATTTTTAAATAAAAAAAAAGTTATGGTAGTAAAAAAGAAAACATTAAACGAATTGAGACAAGAAAAAGAGTTTGGGTATAAAAATCCGACAATTAATTACAAAAATTTAAATGTTGACCCACAATACATTATTGATTTGGTTAGAAAATATCCAAATGATACTGATTTAGGTAAAGAAGTTAGAAATTATTTAATTGAATTGGGATTATATGAATAAAGAACAAGTTAACCACCCGGAACATTATGGGGGTGAGTCAAACCCATACGAAGCCATCAAAGTGATAGATGCGTGGCAATTGGGGTTTAGTTTAGGTAATACCGTAAAGTATATCTCAAGAGCTGGTAAAAAAGACTCCGATAAAGAGTTACAAGATTTAAAAAAGGCTTTGTGGTATTTGCAACATCATATTGAAACATTGGAAAACAAATGAAATATACAATCACAATAGGGGGTAGAGGTTCTGAAGTTATTACATATAAAATAACAGAAGAACAATATCTAACACTAAAAGAAGGTAGTGTTGAAGAAGACCAAATGGATCACGAACAAATTAATGAAGTATTGGGGCTTGAATATTTGTTTGACAACATTGAACCAAGATTTATGGGGGCATATTTAGATTCTTTATATCTTGAAGTTAAAGATGAAAATGATGTTGTTATCCATATTGTGGAAAAAATTGATTACGATAAGATAATAAGTGATGAAGTTTATTGTGATGGGAAACATTACTTTTTCATTGAAGATTATAGTAAAGGTGAATTTTGGGTTTATAATATTGAACTTGATGAAGAATTCGATAAAGATAAATTGATTTTACAATTAACAGATGTTGGTTGCAGAATTGATTTAGTGACAGGAATAACATATAATGGTAATAGTTTTGAAGATGAAAGGGATTATGGAGACACATCAAGCAAAGGGTTTTACTACAGTTTAAGTGAGGGATATTAATATGATAGAAACAGGAAAAATAATAAATGGTAATTGTGTTGAAGTTATGTCAAAACTTCCTGAAGGTTCTATCGACCTAATTGTCACATCACCCCCATATAACGCCAACATTAAGTATGACGTATATGATGATGGATTAGAAATGGATAATTATTGGAATTTCACCACAGAATGGTTAACCCAAGCGTTACGTGTTTTAAAAGATGACGGAAGAATTGCGGTTAATGTTCCAATTGAAATGAATGTACAAGAACGTGGAGGAAGAATTTTATTCAATGCCGAATTTTGGATAAAGATGAAGGAAGTCGGATTTAAGTTCTTCGGTATTGTTGATTTAGAAGAACAATCACCACATAGAGTTAGACAGACCGCGTGGGGTTCTTGGATGTCGTGTAGTCAACCCTATATTTATAACCCGAAGGAATGTGTTATATTGGCTTATAAGAAGTCACCAAAGAAATTAACAAAGGGTGAACCACATTGGACTGGTGTACCAACTGAAATTGAAAAAGAAGATGGTACAAAAAGAATGAAGATGGTGTACGAAGATAACGATAAAAAAGATTTTATGGAATTGGTATTTGGTCGATGGTCGTATTTTGCGGACACCAGATCATTAACCAAAGCGACATTTAGTATGGATATACCAGTTAAAGCAATTAAGATTTTAACCTATAAGAATGATATCGTTTTAGACCCATTTACTGGTAGTGGTACAAGTGTTGTTGCTGCTGAAACATTGGGTAGGCGATGGTTGGGAATCGAATTATCACCAAATTATGCGGAAATAGCCAGAAATAGAGTCAAACAATTTATAGAATCGCAAAACATAACAGAAGAAATCCAACAATAACGTTGGATTTTTTTGTTTTTAAGTGTATTTATTTGATATGAAAAAATTAATAAAAGAATCGGGGATTAGGGATATAAATAAATTAAAACAACAATTTAATGATGTTGTTATTGTAACACACATGGACTTGGATGGGGTGGTTTCAGGGATTGGAATGAAACACTATTTCCAAAATCAAGGTTTTAATGTTATTGATGCAAAAATAATACAATATGGGGATAAGGAGTGGTCGTTAAAAAAATCAGATCCGGATAAAAAAATATTATATTGCCTTTGTGATTTCGCCCATGGCAAGCCGATGTTTACAATACATCTTGATCATCACGATACTCAGGCCGGTGTTGAGTCAGGCACTTCAACTAGTTTCAGACAAGCTAGATCAAATGTCGAAACAATATCTCAAATAGTGTCACCAAAGGAATTGTTTACTTCAGATGACGTTATGTTAATATCAACTGTTGATTCTGCTAATTTTGCAGTAAATGATATCACACCAGAAATGGTGATGAATTATCTTTTTAAATTCGATAAAGATTCTTCATTAAAACAAAATAAAATTTTGATGGGTCTGGTAACCAATAAATTGTTATTGGCCTTTAAAAACAAACCGGGATTTTTGGAAACACTTGTAATGGAGTGTAAACCTTCTTTATTGAATATATTACTTACAATTAAACGTATAATTGAAGAAAAAGGTTATGCTAAACCAGAAATGTTAGTAAAAAATCAAGAAGCTTACGTTGAAACAATGAAATCACACCCAAATGTAAAAGTTGAAGATGGTATCATTGTTCAATATGGTGGTGGTGATATGATGAAACCAGGTTCATATGATAGGTATACACCATTTAGAAATAATCCGGAAGCCGATTTCATCGTGATTGCTTGGCCACTAGGTTTAGTACAGGCTTCTTGTAATCCATTTAAAAAGGAACGTTCACTTAAAGGTGTTAATTTGGGTGAAATCGCTCAAGAAGTACTATCAAAGTGGGAGTCACAATTAAAAGAAAAATTCGTAACACTATCCACATTAAAATGGGTATCTGAATCCGGTAAAGAATTTGGTCCTGAATCTGTTGGTTTTACATTTAAAGATTTTAATGCGTTGTATGGTAATACATATAGAAATGTAGATAGAGGTGACGAACTTTTAGATATGATTGAAACTGCGATGTCAAAACCATTTACAAGTTTAACAGAAGAAGAAATGAGATTGATGGATGATGTTAAAGTTAATGTGTGGGATTTGATTCAGGCAAATAGTGGTGGTCACAAATGTATTACAAACATTTCAGGATTAAGTTACATCGGAAGATCAAATCGACCACCACGTGGGAAGTATAAGTATGATGCGGAAAAAGAAGATGCCGCATATGTGAAGTTTACCAAAATGATTCAAAATGAATTTGTTAGGGTATTAAAAGAAAAAATTAATAATTAAGTAATAATTTCGGTGGACATAAATGATTAAATTACTATATTTATGGTAAAGAATCATTTATGTTAATCACCAAAGAACTCGAATTTAGAATTGCCGGTAATGTTTATGATTATTACAAAAAAAACAACATCGACGTTGAATTTAATAAAATCAATAAATTACCAATCCATTTAGTTAATCCGGAAAGCCACCTCATTGTTGATGCGGTATGTGATGTTTGTGACAAAGAAGTTAAGGTTCAATACAGAAGATATAATAAATCAGTAAATAATGGTGGATATTACACTTGTTCATCGAAATGTTCAAAAGAAAAAAGAAAAAACACCTTTATTAAAAAATATGGTGAAGTAACTCCATTCAAAACTGAAATGTTCAAAGAAAAATCCAAAGAAACCAATTTAAAAAAATGGGGTGTGGAACATTTCAGACAAAGCGAAGAATGGAAAAAGGAACATCTTAACAACGAAAAAGAGATTAGAAAAATCACAATGTTCAATAATTTTTTAATTGACAACCCAATCGTAAAAGGACAGGATGATAAAAATTTTATAATTCAATGTGACATACACGGAGAAACCAAAATCCCAAAGAGTTTATATTCAAATAGAAAAATAACCAAAACTGAATTGTGTTGTGAATGTAATCCGATTAGTCCAAACATATCAGGTAAAGAAGTTCTATTATACAAATTAATTTCAAAAATATATGACGGAACAATTATACAATCATATAAAATAGGTAGACAAGAAATCGACATTTATCTACCCGAATTAAAAGTGGGTTTTGAGTTCAACGGGTTAAGGTGGCATTCTGAACTATATAAAGATAAAGATTATCATATCAATAAAACAAAATTATGTCAAAAAAACGACATAAGATTGGTTCATATATTTGAAGATGATTTTGATTTTAAACTAAATATTGTCGAATCAATCATTAATAATATTTTAAATAAATCGGATAAGATTTATGCAAGAAAAACTGAAATTAAAAAGATTAACGATAAAAAAACAATTGAAAAATTCTTAAATGAGAACCATTTACAGGGATTTGTTAATTCCAACATAAATTATGGATTATACTATAATAACGAATTGGTTTCGTTAATGACATTTATGAAATTAAGAAAAATATTAAATAATAATGGTAATCATAATGAATATGAGTTAATACGATTTTGTAATAAGTTAAATACTACAGTGGTTGGTGGAGCTTCAAAGTTATTCAATGAATTCATCAAAGAGTATGAACCAAAAACTGTTTTATCATATTGTGATATATCGTGGGGTACTGGTGGTTTATATAAAAAGTTGGGATTTAATTATGAAGGTGACACAAAACCAAATTATTTTTATGGTTATAAATGAAAAAAAAGAATCGAGAATTAATTACCAAAAACATAAATTGGTTAAACAAGGATATGACCCAAAATTAACGGAATCACAAATAATGAATAATTTGGGGTATTATAGAATATATAATTGCGGTAATGGGAAGTATTTATATATGAATGAAACAATTAATTAGAAAAATATTAAAAGAAGAAACATTAAAACAAAATTTGATTGATGAAATCAAAGAAATTGGTT